CTTCCCTCAGGGAAAGTGTCTGTTTTTATAATCTGATTAATAAATAAATGTCAGGTGCATTAATACAACTCGTTTCAAAGGGTGTACAGGATGTTTACCTTATGACCGAGGAGGGACATTCGTTTTTTCGTATAAAGTTTACGAGGCACACCAACTTTTCACAAGCCCCGAAATATCTCAAATCTATAAACGATACAGATAATACAATCACTATTCCAGTATTGGGTGATATCATCAATGGTATATGGTGTGAAGGGAACGCTGTATCATCCAATCTTTTTTACAATTCCACGGTCAATCTCTTTATCGGTGGTCAAAAGGTAGATTCCCAACCCTATGACTACTTTAGTGATATATGGCCCAATTATCTGGCGGATACCCACGTAAAGTCACAGGAATTGACCAACAAGGTTTCGGCATCTAACCCAAGTTTCCTCCCATTCCACTTTTTCTTTTGTGACCATGGAGCTTTTCTCCCACTTTTGGCACTTCAACATCACAAAGTTGAAATTAAAATACAATTTGATAATGCACAATTTGTTGGTGTATCGGATGAAAATAAACAAATCAAAGTCTATGGAAACTACATCTATCTAGACAAGGATGAGAGGGAACAAATGATTACACGTCAAATGGATTTCGTAATCACACAGGTACAAAGTGTTGAGTACCCACTTGAAACAGTTTCAGATCACGTCATCCAACAAGGTGGTGATAATAGTTTAGATTTGTCCTGTTTCAACCACCCAGTGAAGTCTATATTCTTCGGATTTAACGCCCTCAATAACGATTTCGCCAATGATCGTTTTACATTTCACACCGGTGATATACATATAAATGGAACACCCTTACTCGAGGATATGAGCCCTATGTACTTTCACACCATTCAAAATTATTATAAATCTAAATTCGGGACATCTGATTTTGTACACACGACAGAAGTTTTATTCCAAACGAGATACTTTGCGTATCACTTTTGTTTAAATGCATCAGATTATAATCCATCTGGGACCTGTAATTTTAGTCGTATAGATAACGCAAAGCTTATACTCAGGGGGGTTGAAAAGGGAAGTCTCAGACCAGCTGGTCAGGAACTCTATATTCATGCAGTAAACTATAATGTTTTGAGGATCAAAAATGGAATGGCTGGAATTTTATTTGGTAACTAATATAAATGGGAAGAACAGTCAGGTTTGACCAGGTATATGTCGCCAGTCTAGATGCCGACCCAATAGAGCAGGAGGTTCTTACCACTGCTTCAGCAATTATTACAGGTGAAATTGAAGCCGATGAAGTTGTTGTAAGTCGTATCGGTATTTCAAATTCAAATCCAACCAAGAGTTTCTCAGTTGGTGCAGATTTATTTATGAATGCTGGTCAGGAGATTGTGTTGGATGTCAATAAAAGTATACGCACAGAACGTGTTGTCGTCAATGATAAAATGGGGGTCGGAACCCTCAATCCAACGAGAACGTTTGAAATCCAACAAGCGGGGGTTGATAGGGTTGTCGTCGACACGAATGAAGGAACTGAAAATTTATTTATCATTTCGGGGAACACACTTTCAACCAATCTTAAAACATCTAGTACATTTCGGGTAGGTGAAAAATTGGTAGCGGATTCTTCAGACTCCAACGTGCTCCATATAGGTGGTAATACATTTTCAACAAACGTCACCGTCGGAACACAACTTGTGGTGGGAACCGAAGTTGATCCAAATTCCAATTCCAATGTAGCCATATTCGAAAATGGTAACGTAGTTGTTCAAAATGGGATGCTCAGAGTTTTTGGAGATGTTGAATTCCTTGGAAACTTGGCAATCACGGAATCCCCCGATTATACAAGTGTCAATAATCTAGTCGTTTCTAATGCCGTCATTCAAATGGGTACGGGGAACAATGGAACTTATGATACCGGCATTCTTATGGTGGACCAACCAAATGAAGCAAATATCTTTGTCGGCTATACCCACCCAGATAACACTTTCAAATTCTCGAGGACGTTCGGTGGACCCGAAACACAGACATTTACACTTGATACTTCAAACACTCTAAACCTCCATGTACACGGTGAACTGTACACACAAAACAACTTTGGTATAGCCAATACTTCACCAGACTTTTCACTTTCAGTGGGTTCAAACCTCTATATAAATGATACAGCTGGAGTATCCAACATACTCCACGCTAATGGGTATGGATACTTTGAGGGTTTGAGAATCGGTGACAATGGTTTAACGGTGGGTAGTCTAATCACCCTCGACGCCGATGCTGATGTACCAATGCTCGTAAACTCAAATATTCAAGCTCAAGGTATCCAAACTACTGGTTCATTACCATCTGGTATTGCAAACACCACACCGACAGATAGTTTGTCTATCGGTGACAAACTCTTTATAAATGTTCACGCGTCGAGTGCCAATACCATGACCCTCGAGGGTAACCTGGTCACTGGTCGTCTCATCACCCAGTCAATTCAGGTTACGGACCTGTCCTTCATGGAGGGTGCGACCGGTATAACAGCTTCTGAAAATATCATCATTCACGCCGATTTTGATGGTGAAGATACAAACTCAAATATTGCCTCTATCCGCGCGGGCCCCCTAGCCTCGAATATATCCTCCATAGATATTTCGGGTGCTAAATTAACACCCGAACACCAAAATATATCCTTCAAAACGAAAAATACCGAACGGGTGCGTATCGTAGCAGATGGTAAGATGGGTATCTCAAACGCGGCACCCTCTGAGGCTCTCACCATTGGGGGGAACCTCAAAATTAATGGAAGTAACGCAGCCATATTAGGAAATGATCAAACCTACCTGAAGTCGTATTCAGATCTCACATTTCAGGAAACGAAAATAGAAAACGTCGTTGGTGCCGGGAAGGGTCTGAATTTCTATGCGAGCACGACATCCACAATGGGTCCACCAAAATTGACAATTCTAGAATCCAGTAATGTTGGGGTGGGGACGGCCACCCCCCAAGGTCTCCTTCACACCTCGGGTGGTACAGTGTTTTTTAATAATCCTGTCACCAATTCAAATGGGTACAGCCACCTTGGGACACCCCTAGTTGTAACGAATACCTCACCCATCCAGGGTGCCACGGATCTCGGAAACGTGATGCACCTGTCGAGAGAGGGGGTGGGTGGAACCTATGATGGTGTGAGGGCAACTTTCAAGATTGGGAAGTTCGATGACACTTCATTAAAATCCAAAACAAAATTAGACATCTACCTCACAGATGAAAGTTACACAGATGAAAAGGACATCCTCACCCTCCGAAGTGATGGGCGGGTGGGTATAGGTTCAACCACCCCTGATGCACATCTTGAAGTTGTAGGGACGGGCATTGGAAATGCGAGGGAAAATGGTATACTTGTTCATAACCAACATGGAACTGGGTACGGTGATGCGATTATAGCCGCACAAACCGACCTTATAACGGGCAACTCCTTCACATCCTTCATTCAATCAGATCAGGATAGTAATCCCCGAGGGTGGTCCGTCGGTGTAACGGGGGTACGCGATTTTAGGATTACGAGGAATGAAGATGAGGTTTCAGATTCCACAAATGTGGGTCTGTACATAGATGGAAGTACACGTAACATTGGGATAGGTACAGATGTACCCCGTGGTAAACTTGAAGTAGATGGAAATGTCGTTTTGGGACATCAACTTACATTTGGTGGTGTCGATACAGATCAATTTTCAAATACATTTATTCGGGAGAGACAATATAATATCGATGGTAAATCTGAACTTGTAATTTTCAAAGGTAATGAAACTACGGGTGCTGGTGGTCCAGATAGAATTAGAAGTATCGCTCCACTNCATGAATTCCAGACATATGATTCAGCTGGTTTAAGTCAGTCTNAAGTTGAAGANGCCATTACGAATGGCACGGGTGTGTCCAGCCTTTTGACCATCAATGAAGATCGGGTGCTCATNGGTACCTCCACCGACCCAGGTGGAAACTCAAAGCTCTTCATCAACGGTGGTTTCGAGTTTCCCCAGGATCAGAAAATCATCACAGGTTCGATGGATATATTCTCCACGAGTACAACACCATCCCGTGGTATCATAGAGACAGTAGAAGACACCGACCTGACCTTCCGTAATAGAACTGGTGGAACCGCAACAGAGTTTTTACGCTTCACACACGAGGGTCTCATAGGTTTCGGCACAGACAACCCATCAACAAATGTACACATATACTCGGGGGTCACAACAAATATCGATGTCCTTAAACTTGAGAGCCCTGGGACCAATACAAAGACTGGTATCCTCCTCAATACAAACGATAACTACGGTGGGTACCTAAGGGGCTTCAGTTCTGGAAGTATACATGGTACAGTCTTGGGTGGTGTAAACAATGGTGCAGAAAGTGATGGCCTCCACGTCATACACACTAGTAACGTGGGTGTAGGGACTTCGGTACCAACCGAAAAGTTCCACGTCTACGATGGTACGGCGCGAGTTGAACATTCTTCAAGCAACGCCGTCATTCAACTCAAGACGACCGCTGGGACATCGGACATACACGGCGATGTATCAGGTAATGTGTACATCACCCCCCAATCTGGGGAGTTGTTCTTAGAAAGTAGCGTCGAGGTCTCTGGGGATCTCGTTATCAAGGGCCTTATCGATCTTGGTGAACAGGTCGCTATCGGTTTAGGGGGGTCACTCGCACAGACCGACCTTCACGTTGGTGGTGGTATGATAACAAACTCTGAGCAGGTGGCTTGTAAGAGGTATTCAAATGTAATAGTACAGAGTTCCCCAAGTGGGAATAATACGAAGACTCTAACCTTTGGAAATGGTGCCTTCTATGCGAAGATTGTAGCTTCTTTGAGGGAGTATGATGAAGACAAGGACAATATGAGCACCCTAATTCTTGAAATAAATGGTGGTACGAGTGACGAGACAACACCAGGGGCAAATATAACAATCGGTACCAAGAACATTTTTGGAAACGTGGGAACCGCCTATCCATGGAGTTCTTCAGTAACTACTACCGGAAATTCAATCACAATTCAACCCCTCTTTTTGACCAATTTGGGGACCCCCCGTAAATATAAATTTGACATTTTTGTGGAACTCATATCATCAACTGGTGGTAGGCTGGTATCCATAAAGAGTGGGTCTCTTACACACGCAACATTCACATACTAAATTTACATTGGGGGAAAACCCCTCGGTAGATTTATTACATTTACGCCCTGATGGAATCAGAGACGGCGAGAATAATCACGCCGACAATGAAACCCATGATGACG